GTTCATTTGTATCTGCCGTCCTTGCCTATTGGGGGTTGTATTTGTTGTGGGTCGTATTCGGACTCTTCCCCCATGTTTGCTAATATCGCTTCCAGAATCTTGTTCTCTAAGGATTCTTCGTTAATCACAAGCGTCCAACCGCCAGCTTTGTCGATTTCTCGTAGGTTCTTTTCTTGTAGCGCAGTAGGAACACCCCTACCCGCCTTGGCTTCAACGCCTAAGAAATATCCGTTGTGACACACAAGGAAGTCGGGCACACCGCTATTGCCTAACCCTGTGCCAATCGGCATAGCGTAGTAAGCCCCGTGTGCTTTAAGGATTGCTTTGATTTTGGCCTTGACCTTGGCCTCAGGAGTTTGTGCCATCTAACCCTCGAATTTGTTTTCAAGCGGTCAGTCTAACACAGTGATTTGACTTTGTCAACTACGGACAATAAAAAAGCCACCGATAGGTAGCTAGGATATACCCTAACAATGTTAGGGGGGTTGGGGGGTTGATAGATTACGTGCCCCCCGTCACGCTAAAGGTTCAAGCAGAGTGAAATCTCAAGGGGGACTCTGCTTGAGAAAGACACCGTCACATCTATCGGCTAGGTCATCCTCCAATTTACGATACCCCCTTAGATTAGTTCAGTTTCTCAATGGCTCGGCTGAGATACCACTGTGCCTTCTTCAAGTCTTCCAACTTGTTGCCCTTGTGGTCAGCGCGTGTTATGTATTTCACAACATTGCCAAGGTGATAGCCTAATTCTTTCGCCTCAATGAAGTCGATAGTCTCTATTCCACCTGCTTTGTAATGCGGAGGATGGTTGACCATGTCGGTGTGATGCGTAGAAACAATGTCTCTAGGTGTAGCACTCTGCATACGCTTTTTAGGTTTCGTGTGTTGATGCACTAACTCTTTCATGCGCTCGGGTGTTATCTGCGTGACTGTATCTACTGCGGTAGGTATCTTGGCATCACCCTTCATTTTGTGGACTACCTGATGCACATACTGCGGTATCAGCTTCAGTGCGTCTGCTACCTCTCGTGCTTTCGCAGTCGGGTGCTTAGCAATGTAGGCACGGATTTGTTGTGACTTGTTTGGTTTTGTGGCTGTAGCCATGTGTTAACTCCTGTTGGTTTGTTGTTTAACGAATTCAGTAAGAACTTCTCTCATCTTGGCTTGCTTTGTATACGCATAGTTTGTGTTGAAGTAATCCATCACATCCTTTGGTAGACGCAAGCTCGTGCAATAGAGTGCGGGCTTCTTACCAAGACCCCTACCCTTGCGTTTTGTTATTGGTTTTAACTCTTCAATTCCTGTTGTCATAGCAGTGCATCCTTAAAATCATTCTTAGTAAATTTTCGCTTTATTTTTTCTAACACTTTTGGGTCGGCTCGCTCGAATGGATTCCAGTCGTTTTTTATTATTAGCGAGATGGTTTCGTCTCTCTTCGTCGATTTCCTCTTGCGGGATAGCGACTTCTTTGGTTGTAAATCTGTGTTCGTTTGCACATTCTCTCCTTCGTATATGCCCAAATGTGGGCGATGTTGTTGTTTGCTTTACTAGTGTCCATGCACCGCATGTCGGGCACTTCATCTCCTTCTTATCCTCACTGCGCCCTTAGTCACTCCCCAATCTGTCGCTTGGTTTCTAACTGAGCGTTGCAAAGAATTCATAGCCATTCGCTTTCTGTTGGTCAAGGTTCTATTTCTCTCGTTGTTCATCTCTTTGTCAGGATTAGTGGCTTGCTCGGTTGTTGTGTATTTAGAGGTTTGCAACTTCTTCAGTAGGGCTACGTCATGCTCAGGTGCGTAGTCCCACAGTCGTCTGCTTATCTTCTCTAAATGTTGTGCAACATACGGACGCACTCGTATTTTTAGGGGGACGCCTTCTAGAGGGGTGCGCAGTAGTGGTTCTTCTCTACCAAACACTAAACGCCCCGTAATGCTTTTAAACATTTGCAATGCGTCCAAAAAGCATCCATCATTGCGCCATGTCTTTATCAGACACGCATCCCAGTATTCTTGGTCGGTGCTCATTCTTCCCTCGCTTTTAACATTGCGTCTGCTACCTTGTAAGCAAAATCTACAAGTTCATCAGTTGGATATCTGATGCCTGAGTTTTCTGACAACATCCCTTGCATAGCATGAGTAGCAAAGAAATCACGCAGGGTAATCGCAGAAATCATTTCATGGTCTTTCATCATCACTCCCCAACATAAATATTGCTACACCCACAATCACTACGATTGCACCACCAAGGCACATCAGCATTACCGCCCATGCAATTGTTTCTAGCATAGCCAACTCCATAACCCCACGGCTGTGAGACAAACTATTACTGCTATCCCTGCTAGGGTAGGCAAATCACTCTCTGCTCTATACGGGCCCTCTACTGTTAAGTAAGAGTCCGTGCGCCTGAGTGTTCGTGAATAGATTTCTGTTGTTTGGTTGTTATCTAACATTGTTATGCCCCTTCTGTTAATACTACAAAGATTTCGTCGTTGATACGACACCCTATGTCCGATACAAAGTGCTCGGCTTCAACTAACTTCAACATACCTAGCTTTCCTCGCATCTCTACGGGGAGCGTATTATCATCGTAAAGTTGCACATCTTGTCCAATCTTTACCAAGTATTTACCCTCATCCTTGATAACAAGTGCGGCTTTGTTATCACCAAACCTTTCACGGATTGATTCAATAGTCAACATGTCATCTTTGAACTTCTTGGTCTGCTCCATCTTCTTTAGCATGGGCTTCTTCTCTGCTTCAGGTAGTCCGTTTACATGCGCTAAGAACAAGTGAAAGCCACTACCCATGATGAATTCTTGCGCAGAGTTTTGCGTATCCCTCTCGGAGTAGCGATGCTCTCTACTTTTCTCGTGCGCTTGGTTGTTCATCACTTGCTTCGCCTTGTCATACGCCTTGTCGATACGCTCGTTGGGCTTGAGACGAAAGAACATCTTCTTCGCCATGAGCACCGCCTTGTCCACATCTCCTGTGCGGTATGACTCTGTGCGTTCTCTCTTATCACTAATGCGGTCGTTGGTAAGCGATAGTTTGAAGTCACCTCGGTAATACTGTCTACCAATCTTGCCAATAGTCTCACCACTATCAATCACACTGAACCCCACGGGCTTGTGCCCACTCAGGGTATCGGTAACGACGAACCGCCACAATGGATTCGCCATCGCTAGATTCATTACCAGTCTGCACATATCCGTAGGTGGGTCACCTATCGACTCCTGACCCAACTTCTTAGATACATCGGGATGCAACTCCACATTGCTCAATGCAAATAGATTCATACTTACTCCTAGTGATTCACTCATATCATTTCCTTTGTTTAATTACCAATCGAACTTACCTAAGATAGCATCTACCTTAGACTTCAATGCGCTCCGTGAGTCTGCATCTTCTTTGATACTCTCTATGTCTGCCCCTAACATTGTTAGTTCTAGTTGGCGTCGTGCTTCCTCTAACTTCGGGTCGTTGGTCACATTCAGTTTAGTTAGCAGTCCACACAACTCTATGGGGTTAGAGATAAGTGTGTCGTGGTAACGCTTCTTGGAATCATCACCCTCAATATCAGTCAACTTCTCCGACATTCCTACTAGCGTCTTATGCAGACGCTCCCACGGCTCACGCATAGCCTCGGCTAACCTGTCGCTGTATTGTTTCTCGTAGTCGTTCTTCATCTCCACTAAGTCATGCGCAGGTATATCTAAGCGGAAGTCACCAGACTCAGGTATTGGTTTAACTGCTCGTCTAAACCCGAACTTCAATCGCACCTCTTCAATCTCGGGATAGTCCTCTGCCTTATACATACTGCCTAGGTTGTTAGGTGCATCTGCAACAAGACGCGGATACTCAACAAAGAAGTTGGTGCACATCATGTTGAATGTCTGCTCGAACCCATTCATGGTCTGTTTGTATTCCATGAACAACTTGGTCGGTAACATACGCTCACCCTTGTCTGCCCAAGGCAATGTATGCTTGTTGTGATACAGACGAACACGCGCGGCGAAGTCTGATATGTCTTTGCGTAGGCTAGTCCCCGCAAATAGATTCTTCTTGGTCTGACTCGCACCTCTGACTGCTGACGCATCTGTATTGACCTTATCAGTTACCTCTCGGTCTAACTTAGACGCAGGCCATACGCTGATATTCAATTCCACTAATAACGCTGATGAACTAATACTCATTTGATTTCTCCTTTGTTGCCTAACATTGTTAGTTGCTGTCGATATGAATAGTTTTGCCGTTGTCGGCATCACCGTCATACCCACCCACGATGCACCACATTACAGGTGCAGTCCACTCACTACCCCAGTCACCACCTACATAACCATCGGTCAAGACAATCACGCACTCGGGCTGGATGTTCTTCTCTTTCAGATACGCTGATACACAAGACGGGCTCGTGCCACCACCACCCTTGGGCTTGGTAGAGTTAGGAATATCAGACGCGGTAGAACCTGAGTAAGTCTCATGCCCCGCTACCTCGCTATCCCAATACAACAAGTCCACGCACTCAGGGTTTACCTCTTCTGCGATACCCTTAACCTCGGATAAGAACTCTGTCAACTCATCACCACCAATCGAACCTGATGTGTCGATAGCAATAACCAAGTGACCTACCTTCTCACCTATCAGCGTAGGCATGTAGACACCAGTAGATAAGAATCTACGATTGACCTTGCGCCATGATGACTTGTCCTTTGCATTGCATGTTGACTTAACAAAGTCACGCAATACCTCACGCCAATTCACCTTGGGTTCAAGCAGTCCTTCCAACTCACGGTCTAGTCCACCACCACCAGTTCCCGCAATTTTGTTGCGTGCCATGATGCCTTGACGAATCGCTTGGTCAATCTCACGGGCTAGGTCTTTCTGTTCTTCGGCAGTCATCTCCTTCGCACCATCCCAATCGTGGTCATCGAACTCAGGGTCACCATCGCTAGGGTTACCCGCACCACCGCTACCACCAGAACCACCTTGACCTTTCTCCTTGATTAGTATGTCGAACACTTCCTTGGCGTTCATTCCACGGAATCGCTCATCAACTAAGCCCATTGGTTTGCCACCTAGTTTGTGTCCTTGTGGGTAGCGTGGCATGGCTATGACTGTCTCGTTAGGGTCTAGGTCTTTCAACTGGATGTTGATTACATAGTCACATGCACTGTTCGCTATCCTGTGGTCAATGTCGTGCAACTTGCGCCATGTAGTCAAGTGTCGATACATCTTGTGATAGTTCTCATGCGCCACCACAAAGTTCAACTCTTGGTCACGCAGTTCTTTGACGAACTTGCGACCATACGATTCATCTCTACCATTGGTGCACGCAGTAGGGATGTTGTCCACTACCTTGGTCTTACCAACCATCAAGATACCCGATAGCAATGCGAACTTGGGGTTACGCATCAAGCTAATCTTGGATTTCTGAACTCTTCTTTCCTCTAACATTGTTATGCTCCTTCTTAAAAATTTAATTCAATATCACGGGTCACATGCAAGATGAAGTCGGCGTTGTCTGAACGCTCTTCTTCTATATCATTCGCTTCTTCACCTAGACGCACGAACTCATACGCCCAAGATAACTGCTTGGCATCCGCCCCTTCCTTAGATTCAGCAAACCCTACGAACGCATGTGCAAACTCATTGAACTCTTGCACAAAGGTATAACTCTCATACCATTTCACGTCATCACACATAAAGTGGTAGCCCCACGCATTGTTTGCTTTGATAGGGGTAAGACACTCCCGCAACTCTTCGTTCTTCGGGAAGTTCTCATCCACATACAGTTTCAGCAAGGGTGCTTGCTCCTTCTCTCGTGTGTAGAACACGGCTTCAACTACGCTTCGATAGCCCATTACCTACTCCCTTCGTTAAGTAGTCCTGCAATCTTCTCGCACACAATCTTGCTCTCATGTCGAAAGACTGTGTCCCCATTGAATGTGTCCATATCACGAACACAGTAACCAATCACCTTCAAGTCGCTTTGGTTTTGGTCTGTCACCCACTGCACCCAATACCTGTGCTTGCCTTGGAGTCTTACTCCGTTACTCTGTGATGTAGATAACATTGTTAGAGCAAGTCCTGATTCTTAGCAACCCAAGCGGTGAACGCCTTGGCACTGAACGCTATGCTCTGCTTGGCTTGTGACTTCGCAATGTTGATAGCGAACACGGCTTGCCACTCAGCGTCGAACCGCTCGAGGTATTCCATGAACGCATCAATGGTGTCCTTCTCCACACGGGCAATCGCACCGAACACCACAATCGCACAAGCACCCGCACTTGTAGGTATCTTGGTATTCTTAGGGTCTTTGATAGTCGCTTCCCATGTTGGGAGTTGGTCTGAGAATTCGATATACGCTTGCATGTCTCGCGCACCTGATTCACCAATAGCACCAGTCAAAGCCGCGATTACTGAGTCGGCATCATTCTCTTTGCGTGACCTAACAATGTTAGAGGCTGTCTCCAATGAGCGTGGTGATACGAACGCAGTCATAGGCTTCTTAGGATTAAAGATATACGGGTTATCCGCCTGTCCACCATCCGTGTAACTTGCCAATACTTGTGGGAATCGGTTAACCCAAGCAATCACCTCGGGCTCGATACCCTTGCCGATAGCCCATTCAATCCACTGTTCTGCATCAGGCTTTTGTATTGTTACGGATACCAAGCGATTCATAGAGTGCGCCTTGAGTGAGTCACCCACCCCGTCTGTCGATTGATTACCCGTGAGGAATACGATTGTTTTCTTCTCGCCTTTCTTGGGGATAGGAATGTCACCAAGTCGGGGATTTGCCTTCTCGAACATGGGGTGAAGCATGTTCTTAACTGGGTCTGCGCCTTTCGTATACTCGTCTAGCATGATGACCAACGGCTTGCCTTCATGCAATTTGAATCGTGCATTAGGGTAATACCTAGTTGTCTTGGTATCGTGGTCGATGACGGGCATTGCAATATCACCGAGGTCTAGGTTGGGCACATCAATGTATGCGTAGTCATAACCTAGTCCGTTAGCGATACTCTCCAATAGGGAAGACTTTCCAATTCCAGGTTCGCCACGCAATAAGAACACAGTATCGGGGTTGGTTCTGATTAGGTTTGATGCTTGCTTCAAGGTAATGGTCTTACCAAAATTAACTTCTGACATATCTAACTCTCCTGATTTGCCATAACAATGTTATGGGCTTGGTTGATGAAACTAACACACAAAAATTTCTAACATGCGTATATTATACCACATTGTTACACCAATGTCAACTACTCTAGTTTGACTAGGGACTAGCGCGATGCTGACTCGGGCAACCATCTGTCGTATGCCCCTTTGGATACCGAACCAATCGGTAACTCTTTGCGCACCAATACCTCTTGGGCGTGGGCTTTGAGTAACACAGTGTCGAGAGCTTTGACTATCGGCTTAGCCTTAACGATGTAGGTGTTCTCGTCTTGCCCTCGCTGATAGATGCGGTCGCCACTCAGTAGCACCGCCAACGCACCCTTGTAGAAGTTCAAGTGCTTGGTGTCCTCGGGTTGGTCACTCTTGATTAGTTCCAAGAACTGCGACATACCTTCCTTGTATTCACTCGCCCTCTGCGTGCCGTAGTTGAAATGGCGTTGTGGCAAGTCGTGCATCCACCGCATGTGCCCAATTACCTTGTCGGGGTCGTTTCCCATCTCATCTAACTGCTTCTCCACACCGAACGCCACTTGCACCTCGTGCCAAGATATGCGGATACCACTAAGGCTGTTGTTGTAGTATTGAATTTGAATCTCCTCGGTGCGTAGGTTCACCACCCCTTTGAAGTAGGTTCTGAATTCCTTGTAGCGTGCCCTAACATTGTTAGCCTCCTGTCGGTTGAGATGCCATGCGTATTGCGTCTTAGCACCATCTACCACGCACCAGTTCCCCGCCCCGTCCAGTTTGAGCGTGAGTTTGTCCTTGCCCCGCACTGTGTAGCGTTTGTCCCCCAGTGTGATTACTGAAGTATTCCTAGATGCTTGCGCACCTACGCCAAGAACCCTGTGAAAGAATTGATGTGTGGATACTGTGCTGTATGCGTCAGGTGTGAGCACCACCCCACCATCGGGCTTGTATGTAATCACGGGTGATTTGTATAGCATGAACACTACATCATCCCCATCCATCTTGACCCAATAGGAGTCGGCATCACGCCTGTTACCCAAGGGTCGAATCTCGGGGTCTCGCCCACGAATGGGCTTGGTGCTGTCGTGTAGATTCTTTGCTAGTGCGTAGGTCTGAACCCGTGGCACACTCATTACTGTTGCATATCCCATTTCATTTCTCCCTTAGTGGATAAACTTTTATCTGCTTGAGCGTGGGGTAACTCGCCAAGAATCTCTTCTTCGCAAACTCCATACTCTTGCACTCGAATACTTCGGCGTGCCAATTACCGAATCGGGCACTCCACCCTGTTACATAGTATCTAGTCATCTTTCTGCCCTTTCCACATGGCGAGCCAATCGGCTTCGCTTCCTTGTTGATGCGACTCGAGCTGGTCTTCAATCGCTTGCAACTTCTCTAAGAACTCTAGATACTTGTTGCGTGTTGTTACGATTTGCTTGGTTGTCATGTCAGGGTTGCGTAGTGCTTTGAGCACTTGCTCTTCTAGGTTTCGCTTGGTATCCATTAGTTTTACTAATGCTTCCTGTGCTTCTCTATCTAACATTGTTATGCTCCAATCGTTTGTTGCTTGACCTTCACCTCATACCCTAGCATCTGTATGCGCTTTATGTCTTGAGGTAGTAGCGTCTTTGTTCCCGCTATCTCCGCAAAGATTTGCGCTTCCCCGCAGACTGGGTATATCTTGGATTGTCCGTATACATCTCTGACTTCCACAATAATGGTATTGTTTTGGTTTTCATTCATCTTCGCTCTCCTCAGGGGTGTTATCTTCCTCGACCCTAGTCAACCACGCATCCACCTCTGTGGCTACATAGTCGGGTATGTCGGTCAAAACTTCCTCAGTTCCGTCACTCCATACCACATTGATACTCCATGCGGAGATACGCTTTATGTTGCGGTTACTTTCGTGTATCCACTTGCCTTTGCTTTTATCTAACATTTCTTACCCTTTCATTTCTTGGTAAAGTGATTCGTCTTTGATGCCTTGCTCATACGCTTGCATCCATACTTCTTCAGCGAACGCAATCAGGGATACGCTCAGGGCTTCGTCGCTTTTGAGCACTCCTGTTTTCTCGGCTAGTTCTTGGAGCATATCCATTACTTCGCTCAGGGGTTGGTCTTGTATCGTCATGTGCGTAACTCCTTTTGGTTGGTTTGTTTGAGTGTTGTGGTTGCGCTGTTAGTAGTAACAAATTGGTAGTTGCCTTTGCCGTATTCTTGCACAATGCACCACGAACTACGCTCTGCTTTGGCTCTGTCCTCACCGCAAAACAAACACACTTTGTATCCTAGTTGCCAACGCGAGATGTGAACATCATCACCGCAGTCGGTGCATTCTCTCCAGTCTAGGTCTAACATTGTTATGCCTCCTCAGTTTCGTTGTAGTTGAGGGCTTCGGTCAGGACATTGCCGAGGTATAAACCTCCGAACAAAATGGATGCTTTGTGCAGATAGCCGTCATCAGTAAAACCGAACACAATAAAAAGAACACCAATGATGGTGAAGAAGATGAGATGAATCGGTCGAGCAGAGCGCATAGATACCTTTCTGTGGTTGTTGTGTTACCCATAACAATGTTAGGGGTGCTTTGGTTGGGTGTTGTTACACTTTCCCTTCCAATATATATTATACCACGAAGTTATACCAATGTCAAGTAAACGGGTCTTGGGTCAGACTAAAGAGCAGGGTTGAATGTTATGGATGTGATGTTATGGAAATGGTGCTTTGTTACGGGTTTGGGGAATAGTGTGTAACATTAGAAATGGCTTAACCACGCGGAAAAATGGCTAATTGTTATATTGTTATAATGTTATGAGTATATGTATATATCCCACCAAAATGAGTTTGCGTAGTATGAATTGCACTTGCTGTCCTTGACGCTCTTTTTCATTTTGGTGGACTTCCATATATGTCGTGTAACATTGTAACATATAACAATGTAGCATCCATGCGGGTTAGCGGGGAGGTGTCGTGTAACATTGCATAACATTAGGCTGAATTGCATAACATTGTTAGGGCTACCCCCGCACAGAGAACTGGTTCACCGAATTGTCGTCAGGGTATGCTGTGCGATGACAATTAGACTCAGGGCTACCCCCGCACAGAGAACTGGTGCAGTGGTTATTGGCGTAAGCGCAAAAAAGCCCTAACAATGTTAGGGCAGGTGTAGACGCAAAAAAGCCCCGACGAATCGGGGCTTGGGTTAAGTTAGTGGATACTTACTTAACTATTGCGGATAGGTCAACACCCATTGCAGTTAGTGCGGATGCCATGTGCGTCATGGCTTGCTGTTGTTGCGTGCTCAGAGATTCCTCACGCTTACCCGCACGATACAGAGCGGTCAAGTCCTCGATTAAGCGCAACTGAAAACTGCGGGTTGATTTCTTTTTACCCGCTTCGTCAGTCGCACCTACTGCGTGAGCACGACCTTCGGCACGCACCCGTGTCCATACTACGCTAGGGTTTTTATGTCCCGCTTTGCGTAACACATCACGGAATTTTGTGGCTTCCGCAAGTGTAGGCTTTGCTTCCTCTGACAAGTCGGTATGTTCTACTTCGTGCCAGTCCTCAGGTAGTTCAGAGCACAACTTGACCGCATACATTTTGACCGCACCATACTGGCGTTTGTGTGCGTCACCGACTGCGTCACGCAGTTCGTCAAGTGTAGGGTTGCTAGGGCTAACAATGTTATGTGTGAGATTAGTCATTTTAAATACCTTTTAAAACAATGTGCGTCAAAGTGATTTTTGATTGGCACATATATATTATACCACAAAGTTATATATAAAGCGTAAACAATAATTAAATGTGGGGTATGGCTAACATTGTTAGGCGGGACACGCTACAGCGACCCCCACCACCCCAAAATTGAGCGCAGGGGAGGTAGGGCCCCATACACAGTGTGTTGCACAATCAATTCACATTTTTGTATTTTGTATAACAATACCCCCTCCCCCCTTTGCTTTTGGTGGGATAAGT